GCCGCGCAGGCCACCAGGCGGACTCAGCAAGCATCCGAAGAATCCAGCCAAGCCGCAGACACGTATCTTGGAAGGCTGGTTCAGTCCGCCAATCGCAATCGTGATTCTTGGGAGCAGGCTGGCGGGGTGATGCTCGGCTTCGGCGCGGCCGCTGTGGGCGGGTTGGCTCTGGCGTCTAAGGCTGCTGTTGATTGGGAGTCTGCCTGGGCTGGTGTTACCAAGACTGTTGACGGCTCCCCTGAGCAGATGGCGGCCCTTGAGGGCGAGTTGCGGAACCTTGCCAAGACGCTCCCTTCGACGCATGAGGAAATCGCTGCGGTCGCTGAGGCTGCTGGTCAGCTTGGTGTGAAGCGCGAAGATGTTACCGGATTCACCAAGACGATGATTGACCTGGGCGAGACGACGAACCTGACCGCGGACGAGGCTGCGACTTCCATTGCTCAGATCAGCAATGTGATGGGCACGATGGAGCGTGAGGGCTCGGTTGGTGTTTCGCGTTTCGCGTCAACACTTGTAGGCCTTGGCAACGCTGGCGCTTCCACGGAGAAGGAAATTCTCGACATGGCCCAGCGAATCGCTGGTGCAGGAAAGTTGGTGGGGGCCACCGAGGGCGAGGTGCTGGCGCTTTCCAACGCGCTGGCGTCGGTTGGTATTGAGGCGCAGCTCGGCGGCGGCGTTATGTCTCGCGTGATGCAGCGCATGTATACGGATGTGAAGGATGGCGGTGACGGGCTCGCGAATCTGGCGAGGGTCGCCGGGGTTTCGTCGAAGGAGTTCGCTGAGGCGTTCGAGTCTGACCCTGTTCGGGCCGTTGATGCGGTAGTTAAGGGCTTGGGCCGGGTCAAGGCTGAGGGCGGCAACGTCATGCAAACAATGGACGATCTGGGAATCAAGGGCACTGAGGAAACGGGCGTGATCCTGCGCCTCGCTGGTGCGGGCGATCTCCTTTCTGACGGGCTAAGTCTTCAATCCGAACTGTGGGCGTCAAATACAGCGGCCACTGATGAGGCGGCGAAGCGGTACGAGACGACCGAATCCAAGGTCAAGATCGCCTGGAACAACATCCAGGACGCAGCCATTGAGGCCGGCGCGGTCTTACTGCCCCTGATTGCTGGTGTGGCTGAGAGTGTGTCTGGTATCGCTCAGGCGTTCGGGAACTTGCCGGAGCCGGTCAAGGGTGCTGTGACGGTTCTTGGCGGTGTGGCTGGTGTTGCCGCGCTTGGGGCTGGTGCGTTCCTGACGCTGACGCCGAGGATCTTGGACGCGATGAATGCGTTCAGAACCTTAGCCCCTGCCGGGAGCAGAGCGCGTGGCGCTCTGGCCGGAGTGGGTAAGGCCGCGGGCGGGGCTATGGTCCTCGCGACGTTGGCGACTGTTCTGGCTAAGATCGCTGAAGCCGACTACATGTCCAAGATTGACACGGGCATGGGCAAGGTCGCTAACGCCCTCGCGGACGTGACCACTAACGCGCCCGGAGCCGCTGATTCCCTAGATTCTTTGTTCAAGAACAAGGACGGGCAAGCGCTCATCAGGGACGTTGATGATCTTGGTTCTGCGATCCAGCGAACCTTCAAACCGGATGGTGGGCGGCAGTTCAATGACTGGGGTGAGGGCCTAGTCAACTCAATGACTGGCGTGAAGGGCTCGTCGCACATCCTCGCCGATGCGTTCGACAGGCTGGATCAGGGGCTTGCTGATCTTGTTACTGGCGGCAGCGCAGATGAGGCAGCTAAGGCTTTCGAGAAGATCAAGAAGGAAGCCGAAGGGCAAGGGGTCAGTGTTGAGGAACTCGCCAAGAAGTTCCCTCAGTACGCCGACGCTCTTGCTGCTGCTGAAGCTGAGGCGAAGAAAGCCGCCGCCGAGGGTAAGAACGTTGAGGGCGCAGTCAAGGGCGCTGGCGATGCCGCAGAGGTAGCCGCTGCTCAAACGGAAGCTATCGAAGAGGCATTGAAGGAAGTTGGCCTCGCGGCTGACGGGTCCGTGAGCGACATCGAGAAGTGGACACAAACCCTTTTCAACGCTGGTCTTTTGTCACTCTCAGCTTCGGATGCGTCTATCGCTTATCAGGCCGCTATCGACAACGTAACCGAGTCGATCAAGACAAACGGCACAACCCTGGACATCAACACCGAGAAGGGCCGCGCCAATCAGTCCGCTTTCAACGGGTTGGCGCAGTCTGCTATGGCGGCTATGACCGCGACTGCTGCGGAGACGTTAGCTACTCAGGGTAGCAGCGCCGCTCAGGAGCAGTTGCAAAAGAACCTTCGCGCCAGTTACGACGATTTGGTTCGCGCTGCGGGCCAGTTTGGTATCACTGGAGGCGAGGCGGACGCTATGGCGCGTAAAGCGTTGGGTATTCCTAAGCAGATCCCGATTGATTCGTGGGTGAACGACAAAGCTAGCTCAACGCTGGACGGGATCAAAGGCAAAGCTGACGCACTGGACGGGAAGACGTCCACGGTCACAATCGTTGAGCGAACCATCAGATACATCGAGGACCAAGTGCGCGGCGGTGGATACGCCAACGACCCGTCAATGACGGCACTGGACCCGCGCACCTTCTCCCAGCGCGCCACTGGGGGGCGTGTTCCTGGGTTTTCTGAGGGTGGCCGGTTGCCGGGGAATGGCCCCGGCACAGAGGTAACGGACGGGTTCCTCGGTATCGACTCCCTTGGGATTCCTCGAGTGAGGGTGGATGCGCGTGAGTGGATTATCAACCCTGACTCGTCGGACAGGTACAACCGTGAGTTGGCGGCGATCAATGCCGGCACGTTCCCGAAACTCCCCGGCTACGCGGACGGCGGTAGGGCGGGGCGTGAGTGGTCGGCTCAGCAACTCGGGTACATGCCGGGGCGGGCTGGTGGCATGACTTCCGAAACCATCGTCAACGCCGACTTCACCCTCAATCAAGTGAACGACCCCGTTACCGCAGCACACGAAGTATCTCGCCGGCTGAACAGGCTGGGGACATAGGAGGGAGTCTGGGATGCCTTACCCAAGTCCAGTAACGTATCCCAGCCCTTCCCTCTACCCTGGCTTCACGAACACGGAGGGCCGCAAGGTCGCTCTCGGTGATCTTGTCCTTGGTGAGACGGACCCTTACGGTGTGCGCTGGTCGTTGACGAAGTTCGACGGGTGGCGCGGCACGCCGGGGACAACGCTGGAATTGAAGCAGCGGGCCCGGGCCGATGGTGCCACGACTACTGAACCGTTTGTGCCGGCGCGGATCATGACGCTTGGTGGCTTGATTCATGCGCCGGATATCGCGGCGCTTGATGATGCGTTTGACCGACTCAACGCGGCGGTGACGCTGGACCCTCAGTTGATGGTTGTCGCTGAGGGTTCCCGGATCCGTAACTGCATGGTGCAGCGTCAGGGCGAGGTTATCCCTGATGAGTTTACGGACAAGCTTGGCGCGTATTCAATCCTCATCTCCGCGGCGGACCCGCGTAAGTTCGGTGACCTTGTGTCGTTGTCTACGGCTCTCCCTTCGAGCAGTGGCGGGCTGGTGTATCCGGTGACGTATCCGGTGACTTATACGGGCTCTTCGGTGACGGGCATCGTTCAGGTCACGAATTCGGGGAACACGCAGGCTCCGGTGTGGTTGAGGGTTGATGGCCCGATCCCGGCTGGTGGTTGGACTGTGACGCATGTGGGCAAGAAGCAAAGCCTGACTTTTGCTACGTCGTTGGCTCTTGGCGCTGGCGAGTTCGTGACCGTCGATATGGACCGGCGCGAAGTCCTCGCTCAAGGCCAGTCCGCGAGGTCTGGTTACGTGACGAGCCGTGGCTGGTTCTCCCTTGATCCTGGCGTGAACGAGATTGCTTTTAGTGCCGCTAATTATTCTTCGACTGCTCTGTTGACGGTCGCTACCAAGCCTGCGTGGAGTTGAGATGACTATTGTTTACTTGCAACCTGATGGGGTTGCTATCACGGCTCAGGCTGAGCGTCAGGGTAATGCTGCTTTGCATGGTGGCGGGGCTGGGCGTCCGCTTGGTGGGCGTTCGGGGTTCCGGGTTGACACCCCGTCGAACGTCCTGACCGCGACTTCCACGACATGGACGCTGGGCCCGTGTAGCGCGATGATCGACCCCGGCGCATCAACCCATCAGGGCGTGTATGGGTGGTCAACGGACGCGAACGTGACCGGCTCGGTGACCGCCGCGGATGCGACGTACACGCGCAAGGACATTGTTTATATCCAGGTGAACGACTCCAGCGCTGGTGACGGATCGGGCGCGACAACGGCCCCGGTGCTTTACCTGGCTGGCACCCCGTCCGCGTCGCCAGTTGCGCCCACCCTGCCGGCTCGGTCGTTCCTGGTGGGCACGATCACGGTCCCGCAGTCTGGTGGTGGTTCGCCTACGGTGGTTGTGAACCCTGCCCGGTACGTCGCTGCTGGTGGTGTGCTGCCGGTCGAGTCGCAGGCGGCACAGGACGCGCTCACCAAGTATCCCGCGTCCGAGATAGTCCGCACCGATGACAAGTACAAGAAGTACATCAGCGACGGCACCACGTGGATGCCGCCCGCCGACGCGCAAGGACTCCAGTCACACACGCCTGTTATTACGAACAGCGGATCCGTTACAGCGCTGACGGTCGTGAACAATCTTGCGTCGTTTTCGTTCAAGGGTGGCCGCAAATACAGGCTCGTGTGGGACTTCAGCTACCAAGGCAACACGGCTGGTAACTACGTCACGGCACTCATCGGAACGTGTTCCACGGCGGACGCGGCAGGGCTTACTACGGGCATCACACAGTTGAACGGGCGACCTTGGAAGATCCATGATGCTGGCGTTGATTCATCCGGGCGGGTTGAGGCGATCTACAAACCATCCTCCGATGTGACGCTGCAAATCAAGTTCCTCATCCAGGTCACGACGGGCGCGGGCACGGCACGCATCTCGGGTTCCGCGCTCCAGCCGGTTGACTACACCATCGAAGACCTCGGCGCACAGTTCTGAACTGAGCACCCGGCCTAGAACAGACGTGCAGCTCCGGGGATTGCGCCCCCGGAGCCACACACCCGACACGCAACAAGCCTGTTTAGGAGGCTCGCCCGTATGGGTACAGAAAACATTACGCCCATAAGGGGAGTTGTCCAATGGTCAGCTTTACGGTGCCGCATGAGCAGTGGAGTGTGGCGATGATTGACGGGTTACCGGCGTGGGTGGGGTTGTCTTCCCCCGTGGCGGCGACGCTGGTTGTGTTCTGGCTGGTGTTCACTGGCCGGTTGATTGTGCGGGCTTCGCACACGGA